GGTAGGGGATGTTTTACTTTATTTAATTCAAAAACTAATTTTTCTTTAGGGGTTTTATAGAGGTCGGGTAACAAGACAGATCGAAATCGTTGATACCTGTCTGACCAATAATGTAATCGAATTAAAATTCCCCGATCCACTAAACGAACAATAGTTCTTCGTGTTGCTCTTTCACTTATTTTAAGATGATTGGTGGCAAGGGTACTTGTTTTGTGGTAGGCAGCTTTTCCTTGACTGAAGTAAAATTGATGCAGGTAGTGTAAAAGTTTCTTTTGGATTTTTGATAATTTAGTTTGACCTTTGCTTTGCCAGTAGCCTATTAAATTTGCATGGTGTTGCCAGGGGCTGTTTTCCTGCTGGATGATATTAACGCAATATTGACCACAATGGTCTAAAAGCTGATCTTCTAACTTAAAATTTAATTGATTATCAAAAAGGGGTTGACACGGTTTTTCGGATGGTATACTATTGGGTTGAAACATATTAATCTCCTTTCCTTTTAAGGGCTTTGGGTTGAGACATATTAATCTCCTTTCCTTTTAAGGGCTTTGGGTTGTTTGGTTGATATGTTTTCTTCCTTGGTCGGGAAATTTTATTTGGTTGTGCTTTCAATTGTTCTTTTACTCCTTTTCAGGACAATTGGGAGTGGGTTTCTTTTAACTGCTTTATGTCTTACCTCCAAACTGGCAGGATCTGAAATGGTCAGCAGATCCTGCCATTTTTCTACAATATTCCCATTATATTCCCCTTTCAAGCTTCTGTCAAGAACTATATAAACGCATGGTACGTAAGGGTTTGCATCAATTTTGTTTAAAGGATACTACGGAGTTGTGGTAATAGCGTGAGAATCTTTTTTGAAATAGTTGTAGATTCTTTAATCTTGCACCTTTACGAACATGCTTGAATGGAATTACAGGATTGGGGCGTTCTCGGTAGGTCAAAATGAAACAAACCAGCAACAGATGCAGGAGTTCATCCATTGGCATTATAGAATTGGTGATTTTTTTGCAGGTTTCTTGGGCCAGAATATAAATTTCGGGTTCAACGTTGCATGATAGTAAAAATCCCTTTTTGGTCTTCACATTCATGCACTTTTCTGGAAAATTAAGTACTTTTTTAACAATAGTTTTACACCTGTGAGGAGTAGCTAACCCACTATAATTTAAATTTAATCTTTCTATCATTACTTCTTGAAAGTTATTTAAAAAAGGAGTATCGGATTGATTAAACCGATCAATTATTTTGGCTTTCATTTTAAAAATCCTCTTGACATACCTTTTGGAAATAATTTAAGATAATTGCAATCATTGTATATATTATTTTTTAACTAAAAATTAAGTAATTAAAGGAATTGTCATTCAATGGCTAAAAGGTTAACTTTAAAGGCTAAAACCAATAAACATACCAAAACCATAAGTGATACCCTTATAAAAAGCAAGCTTTGCCTGTATATGGAACGTGGTTTGACAATTGATGATGCTGCAAAGCTTATTGGAATAACCAAATATAAACTTGATGTTTTGCGCTCAGATCCTGAATTTGATGAATTTGTGGATGCTTGTTCAATTAAATGTGAAGCTGATAATTTAGGCAATATCAAAGAAGCTGGAGATATGGGTCAATGGCAAGCTTCAGGGTGGTTACTTGAACGATTGTATCCTGAAAAATATGGTAAAAAAGATACTGTTCGGCATGAATATGAATTGAAACTTAATTCATTTATCCAATTGGTATTTAGGGCCATTAATGAACTTGATTCTCATATTCGATCTTCAGTTTATGGAAAACTCAGAGATCTTGATGTTCAAAATGAAGTAATTAATATGCAGCAAATGAAAGAATTAGCTTATGAACCGGAGAAAATGAGCCACTGATGGAAGCTGCATTTAATCAAGAAATAGGTACATTTTTAAAAAGCAAAGTAGCTTATTCACTTGATGGAATCAATGTCGAATATGAAGATATGGTTCCAAGAAAATCTGAGTGGTTTGTTCAACAAATTTTAAAAGATACCAGAGGTAAAATAGTTAGAAATGAAGCGGTACATAATATTATGCATCGCTTTTTACGTTTTGCCAGATCCAAAGGTTTTAATCGATATTTAGTATTAGGAGCTTTTGGTCATGGCAAATCTCTCTGCCAAGGTACTGAAATTATTATGTATTCTGGTGAAATGAAGAAGATTGAAGATGTTAAAGTTGGAGATCTTCTCATGGGGTCAGATTCTAAAGCAAGAAAAGTAATTGCTTTAGGGAAAGGCAGAGAACAAGCTTATCGGATCACACTGAAAAATAAAGATTCATTTGAGTGCAATGAATCACATAAAATGCCTTTTTATATTTCAAATCGTTGGAACGGTTATCAAAAAGGTGATATTGTTATAGGTACTATTAAAGAGTATCTGGCTTTGCCTGAATGGGCAAAAAAGAATTGTTGGAAGATTCAAAAAGCTCAATTAGATTTTCCAGAACAAGAAGTAGATTTTGATCCTTATATTTATGGGATTTGGTTAGGTGATGGTAGTTGTTCTGGTTTGACTTTTACTATTAATGATGAAGATGAAGAAATCTGTGAAGCATTAGCTGAATGGATGGATTTAAGTCAATTTGAAATAAGAATTGATGAACAAGAATCTAATTGTACTATATATCATTTTAATTATGGCCCTAAAAATAAAGGTAAAACTTATTCTGAATTAACATTTGTTCAATCATCAATAATTGGTAATGAAAAACGAATTAAAAAAGAGTATTTAAAAAATTCCAGAGAGATTCGTTTAGAATTACTTGCTGGTTTAATTGATTCAGATGGACATTTGTTTGATAATTGTTTTGAATGGTCAACTAAGTGGATTGGATTAAGAGATGATTTTTTGTTTCTTTGTAGATCTCTTGGTTTTTCTGTATCACATAGAACTAAATATGTAAATGATGTTCCTTATTATGTTGTTATTGTTTCTGGTAATACTCATTTAGTTCCATGTAAAACCAGAAAGAAAGCATCTGAACGTAAACAAATTAAAAATCCATTAGTATATGGATTTGATGTAGAAGATATTGGTGAACAAGATTATTATGGTATTACTCTGGATGATGATCATCTTTATTTGCAAAATGATTTTACGATTCACCATAATACTGAACAATTGTGTACTGGATATGTTTTATATCGCATTGCTGAAAATCCAAATATTTTAATAAAGCTTGTTCATGTTTCTGAAACTGAAGCAGTTAAACGATGTAGGGCTGTCAGAGATTACATTCAGAAAGATGAAGATTTTAAACGTGTTGCTCCTCATATTATTCCTACCCCCATTTGGGGTTCCCAACGATTTATCGTTAAAAGATCAGCTATGTTGAAAGATGGAACGTGTGAAGCTTATGGTGTTATGTCAACAGCTATTGGTGGACGTGCTAATCTATTGATCTTTGATGATCCTCAAGATCTTAAAACTGCTGTTTTAGAACCTACCACAAGAGTTAAAATAGAAGATGTATTTAAAAACATCTGGTTAACACGTTTGATTCCGCAAGATTCAGAAGCATTAGTAATGATGAATAAGTGGCATGAGAATGATTTAGCAGGAGTGATACAAAATAATCCAATTTGGTCATGGATGAGCATTGCCGTTTCAGAAAATAAAGATGGTCTTATATATGAAGATTCATTTGGACGTAAGATGCTTTTTCCATTGTGGTCATTGTTTAATGGTAAAGATCTTTTAATAAAACATAAGGAATTAGGTACAAGAGATTTTGATAGAGGTTATCGTTTAATTCCTTATACTGATTCAGATAAAACCTTTTCCCATTTCCTCAAATGCTGTCACTACGGAGTAAAGCCCACCTCAATTATCGAAGATCCTACCAATTGGTTTTTCATTGGGGGAATCGATTTTGCTGGATTACAAAGGCCAGGAACGGTTTTAGTGGTTCTCGCAGTTCATAAAAAAACTGGTATGAAAGTTCCTTTGGAAATTGATACATTGAGAGGTACAGGAGATATTATACCTCTTATGATCAAGTACTTTAGGAAGTATGGTTGTGAGCTATACAAAGCTGAAAACAATGGTGTGCAAGAAGCAATCATTGATATGCTTATTTCATCTTTAGGAGATGAAAAGTATAGACGGTACGGAATTAGAGTAGAATCATTTTTAACCGGACGCAATAAAGCCGATCCAATGATAGGTTTACCATCCATTGATAAAGAATTTGAAAATCAAGAATGGATGTGGTGTTTTACTGATAAACCTGAAGTTGGAAATATTGATGAACGTAATCCTTGGCATAAAGCTTATCAAGAATTTAAACATCATCCTTTTTTTGAAACTTCCGATATAGTAATGGCATCTTGGTTTGCCAGAGAAGGTGCGAAAGAACTATTTCGTGGTAGTGGTGGCCCATCTATCTATTAATGTGTTATTCCGTTATACGGTAAAAAACACAGTAGGAGACTAAACATGAGAATTGGCCCTGTTGAGATTACATTTGGAAAGAAATCTTATAATGATTTGGTTACAATGCTACGGAGAGAACAAACTGGTGGAGTTATTAATTTAAAAACTCAACCAAAAATTCAATTAGGCGGATATAAATCATGGGTTTCTTCTTGTGTAAGTTTAATTTCAGATCGTATTTCTACTATACCTTATTCTTTTTATAATAAGAATACAGGAGAAGAATTAACCACTAAAAATAAAGGGTATCAGATTTATACGAAACCATTTCGTAGTCCTAATGATTTAATGAGTTTTCGGTTTATTAAATCATTTTGTCAAATTCAATTGGATATGTGTGGAATGTCCTTTGTGTATATGGCAAGAAATAAATTAGGACAAGTATGGGAACTTTGGCCTTTGAATATGAATGACTTTATTAAGTGTGATGTTTCTGATGATATTATTAGGCCAAAAGTTAAATATCAATTTAAAAGTGGAAATGGATTTATTGATTTTGATATAAATGAATTAATATGTTTGACTTATGTTCATCCTTTTAATCCTTATGTGGGTGCATCTCCGATTCAATCACAAGCTTATGCTCAGGATATTGATTCATATATAGAAATTTATGAAAGAGATTTTTTTAAGAATTCAGCACGAATTGATTTTGCTTTAACTACTGATGAGAAGATAGATCAACAAAAAGCTGATGAATTAAAGGAACGTTGGAGAGAAAAATATCAGGGATCATATCATGATGTAGCTGTTTTAGATTCGGGTTTAAAACCTGTACCAATATCTTATGCAAATCGTGATTTTGAATTCTTAAACCTTGCTAAATGGTCAATGGAGAAGGTTTTTGCTGCATATAGAGTTCCTAAATCAAAGTTAGGATTTGGTGATAATGGTAGAGCAGGTGATGTACAAAGTGACATATCATTTAATAGGGAATCAATCCAACCACGTTTAACTCTTTGGGATGAAGAAATTACCAAAGAGATAATGCCGACATTTAATGATAATATTGATTTTAAACATCTAAATCCAATTCCAAGAGATCGATTAATTGAAGTACAAGAAGGAAGGATTCATGTAGGTGTTTCAACATTAACATTAAATGAATTTAGGGAAAAGACTCATCAGCTTGAAAAAATTGATGGTGGAGATCGAATTTTTATTCCAAAGGATATGATACCATTGGATAGAATAGATGAAATACTTGATTCTCAATTAGCTATGCAACAGCAGGTAGGAGATGAGACAACACCAGATCCAGAAGATGACGATAGGGATGATGAACCTGATTCTCATGTAAATCCTGATGGTACAGATGATAGAGATGATAATCCTACTGATGGTAGATCAATTGATTTATTGGGAAATGGTCATTTTAAAGTTGTCTGTGATGCTATTAGAGATACAATAAATGATTTTATTAAAAGTAAATTAGTTTCTGAGAAGAAACCGGAATTGGGTTTTGATAATGAAAAGGATCTTGAAGACAGTCTCAAATATGTATTTGCTGATATAATAACAGGTATGGTGGATCATATGCTCGACTACTTTGGAGAAAAAGCAATCTTTAAAAAAACTGAATTAGATGATTGGATGGCTCCTATTTTGGATGAGGTAGTAATTGAGTATAAGAACACTTTGGTTAAAAACCCCAAA